AAGGACTCCAATGTGAGCAACACCAACGAGAGCACCTAATGCCAATCCAACAATCTTTATTGGCGATTTTTTCTTTGTTGGTGTTTCCATTGGTGTTTCCTCAACAGGGGTTTCCTTGGACTTCCAGAATGCCATGATTAGAATGGAATAGCAGGACCAGTAACAGCAGGAGCACCTCCACCGACTCCAGGAGCGGCAGGAAGGGCACCACCAGTTACCTCGGGCATCTTAGGCATAGCAGCATCCAGCATCCCTGGGAGGGCAGCAGTCACTGCTTCGGTTGCTGCCTTGGTGGCAGCATCCTTTGCCTGATCGATCAGAGCATCCTTATTCATAAGGACATAACCAGCACCACCGATAAGGGCAGCACTGGTAAGACCCGACAGGAGGGCGATGACGTTAATCAGTTTTTGCATCTTTCTTTGGCTCCACGGCAGAAACAACTTCAGGCTCTTTCTTTGCCACTGGTTTAGCATTTCCATTTCCACCACCTGCTTTAGCAGGGGACAAACCAAAGGCAGCTAAGGAACCAGAGAAGACCGATGCAATGAAGGTAGGATCGAAATCTAGAATTTTTTGTCCGTTAGGAAGTCTAACGTAACTAAAAGTGAGTAGAGAAGCGGACCAGATCAGTACAACGACTTTCACTAAATTACCAAGGACTTCACTTTTATCTTCATGATGGTCTTCTTTCTCTTCTACTTTTGCTTTGGATTTACCGAGCATTAGTATAGGAGTAAGGCAGCTCTATTTATGATTCTGCAACTTGCTTTTTCTTACCAATATTATACTTAGATTCTAAAGACCATTCACCCTTATCCTTAAAGGAGATAACTTTAATCTGACTCAAAGGTGCTGCATCAATGATACTTTCCTTATCATTGATTTCAATCAACCCCCAATCAGATAAAAGATGAATGATTCTATTTCTACGTTGGAGATCATTAGCAGAAATATTTGCTTTCTTACCATCAAGAGCAAACAACTCTTTAAAATGCACAATATAATACTGCCCCTTCTTATGCAGAATGTGGCATGATTGATATAACTTCTTTTCCTTTCGTGAGGCGACACCAATACGAGTCAGCGTCTCACGCACTTTTAGAAAATCGTCAGGCTCTTTGAGAGACACTTGAATCATATCATCTTTAGACCAAGTAAGATCTTCACTCATTTTTTCTTTCCCCCTTTATTCAGTTTATTTTTAATGAAATTGAGTTGATCAGGAGTCAGAATGTTTAGTGCCTGCCGTGCTTTTTCATTACTATAACCATAGTATTGCTTGACAACTTCCAAATCATTCATCTTCTGTTTTTTATCCCAAGGAGAGAATCTCTTACGGGACCTGACGATATTTATAAAGAAATCATATTGTAGTTTGCTGTCAAGGTGCTGACACATATTCATTTCATTAGCATACATCACAGTATCCATATGATGTGACATGCACTTATTAACAATATATGCTGGATACTTCTTTTCCCATGCAGGATCGTCAGACTCCATCACACTCTTCTTGGTGTAGTTGATAGAGTTGAGATAGTCCTTTAGGGGATACCTTTCATCAAATGCCATAATTTAGAAGAAGCAATTCTTTTCGTTGTTTCTGGTCGCTCATGTACGATCCCACGGATCGCATAGTATAGGTGAGGTCGAATTCGCCTGCTTGCCACCCTTCAAACCTTTCCTTGACAAGTTGGTCCGAATTATAAGATACAAGTTGATCACCGATGTGACGGTCACAATCAACAGCAAAAGTGTCGTGGTCGAAGCACTTGTGCATACTACCTCGCCTTCCGTATAGGTTAGATTTAATGTCGTAGGGGGGATCAAGGTAGGTGAAGCACTTTTTGTCATCAGTAAGGAGTTGCTCATAAGACAAGTTGGTAATCTTCCAATCTTTAATTAGCATAGAATAGTGAGGAAGATTCTCTATCCCTCGCATTGAGAAGTTTGAATCAGATGCCTGGGCACTAAAGGATGAGGACTCAGTGAGACCAGAAAAAGAGCACTTGTTAATAACGTAAAAAGCAATAGCACGAGATAAATTGGATTGATCATAATCATTAACGATAGTTTTTGCTTCTAAAAATAAACCCTTCGCAGATGCTTGGTCGGGATAACGAGACTTCAATTCTACCAATCGATAACGCATCTCCTTACCACGATCTCTCAATTCACACCAGAAGTTGTAAAGAGGCTCATACAAATCGTTGACCCAGATATCCAAGTGAGGATACGTTTGTGTCATCCACAAAGCGAAAGATCCTCCACCAAGAAATGCTTCCCGATATTCTGTATAGTCATTCATATCAGGAAGAAACTGCGCCATCTTTTTGATGGCACGAGATTTACCACCAGGATATCTAAGGGGTGTTTTCAGGGACTTCATAATCTTTAGGATGATACTTCAAAAATTCCCAGAAGGTCAGTTTCATTTCCTTCTCGGTCATACCACAATGTTTTGCAGCAGCAGGTAAAGTCATTTTAGCACGAAACAGTGCTTCATTTGCCTCTGCCACATTCTCTGGAGTAGTTTTCACTTTTGGCTCTACCAGTTTAGTTTTATCTATTTTAAAAAACCCCATCAGATAATTAGTTTTTTCTCGGGTGCTACAATACGACTAAACATCTTATTATACTGCTCCACAAGATTAGGTGCAGGATCAGTGATATACATTACATGGTTTCGAGAAACTTCAAGATCATCAATATCAGGATCCTGAAGTGGTGCCCATGGTGCAAACCCTAGTTGGGTGCCGTCTTCGTTGACAGGCATTGCAACGATAGCATCACGGATAATAATAGTGTCTGCTTTTTCTTCTTGCAAATCACAGATAACATTCTCACCGCTAATAAAACGGATATTCTTTACGCTCATTTGAAATTACACTCCAACATAATTTGAGTAAGGGCAGCAAGGAGATTGATCTCCTGGTCTGCAACAAAGGCAGACTTGTATTGATACTCTGCAATGATCAACACTGCAGCAGCAACACTAGGTTTGTCCATGATATCTGCAAGATTATCATAGATCTTACGAAGGATTGCAGAGGGATCACTATCAAGATTTTGAGTAACCCACTTTTTCACATCGTTGAATTTCTTCTCCTTCAGAGCAGCAGTTAGATCTTTGATATTAGCATCGCCTAGCGTCGCCAGAATGCCAGTGTCGATAGACCCTGTGCTGGAATATCGCTGCAACTCATTGAGAGTGCGTCGGAAGTCGGGGAAGTATTTCTGCACGACTTCAGCAACAACTCTAGGTTCGAAGGAGACCTCCTCCCGTTTGAGGATATCTCGGCAACGATTGAAGAAAGCACCCGCCAACTCTTGCTTAGTATTCCCACGGACATTAAATTCAACTACCGTCGTCCTACTATGTAGCGGGTCGATAATCTTGTTTTTGAAATTACAAGTGAATATGAACCTACAGTTTTTTTGAAACTCTTCGATGCTGGCACGAAGTAGAAGTTGGACATCTGGCGTCGTGTTGTCCGCTTCGTCAATGATAAGAACTTTGTGACGAGCAGAAGCAGTGAGAGACACAGTAGAGGCAAAGTTTTTTGCCTGATTGCGTACAGTGTCCAAGAATCGACCTTCATCGGACCCATTGATAACATAGTAGTCTGCTCCCAATTCATTACAAAGTGCCTTGGCAATAGTAGTCTTGCCAACACCAGCAGTGCCAGAGAGGAGTAGATTAGGAATCTCACCCTGATCTACAAAACTCTGAAACGTATTTTTCACGGATTCGGGGAGAATACAATCCTCAATAGTCTGAGGACGATACTTCTCTACCCAAAGGAAATCATTCATGCTAAAGGTCTTTGAAATTCACGACTAATAATATTAGATGCATGGAGCATCTGTTTCATGTATTCTACACCATCCTGAGGTGTAGTGTGATCTCCACAAGTGAAGACATCACAAACTGCCATACCTAACTCTGGCCAAGTATGAATGCTGATATGAGACTCAGCAAGCATAGCGACACAGGTTACACCCTGAGGATCAAACTTGTGTGAGTTAAGTGCCAGCAAAGTAGACTGACACTTCACACTAGCATGATATACAACATCCCTTACATAATTCTCATCATCCAAGAATTGTGTATCACACCCCTTAAGGGTGAAAAGGATGTGTCTCATTAGTTGTTAGGCTCCAACGCAATCAGATACTTAACATTGTCTGCTTCAAAGCGAGCGACATTGTGCTTGCTGATAGTGACATCATAACCCTGATTATAGAGTTTCAGATTCTCCATCTTGAAGCAATAGCAAAACTCATCATCGGTCTCACCAACTTC